CTGCTTGGTGCGTCCTTCCAGCAGCATGGCTACAATCGCCTGCAGCTGGGCGGCATTGTCGCGCAATTTCGTCATCTGTGCCTGCCGCTCACTGCGGAAAGCCTCCATTTTCGCCTTCCAGGGTTTAAAGTCCTGTTCCTGCCATTCCTGTACGGTCTTATCCATTGCCATCTCCCTTAGCTCTCGTAACCACTTCAACATCTAGCCTCTTAAAAAGAGGCTGCCCAACAGGCCGCCCACACCACCGGTGGCGCCACCCACCACAGCTTTACCCAAGGTTCCGCCAACCGAGTTTCCAAACGCGCTGCCAAATGCCGAATTCCCGCGCCCGTAATAATCCAGCAAACTCGCCTGCCGCTGCGCATTCAGCGCCAGGGTGTTGCTCTGGGCATTGGCGGCGGCCTGGGCTGTGCGCGCAGCTTGGCCGTCGCTGCTTACAGCCGCCAGGTTATAAAGGTTCTGTTGCAGCGCCAATTTGTCGTTGCGCACCTGGCTTGCCATGTCGTCTTTCCGCAGGCTTAAACTTTGCTCGGCATCCTGGGTGTCCAACACGCGCTGGCGCCGCACTTCCTGCGCCGCACTGCTGTCGCTCAGGCCCCGGCGCGCCAAGGTTTCCTCTTCGCTACGCGTCCGTTGCGCCGTCTGTTTATCCAGCAGCTTCGTCTGGGCTTGTTCCCACTGCGCCAGCACGTTCTGCGTGGCGTCATCCGGCGCATAATCGGTTGCCGAAAGTTTCCTTATCTCCGCCAAACTCTCATTCATAATGGCATCCAACTGCTCCCGCTCAGCCTGCTGCTCGGCCGTCAGCGGCAAGGCACGGGTAATATAAACCACGCTGCCATCGGGGTTGGTCACCGGCACCTGCTCCACACCGTTTATCTCATCCCGCATGGTGCTGGGGGGAGCGGGCGGTGTCGGCGCGGGCGTGCTTGTCTTAAATAAACTTCCCATTTCACATCTCTTTCCTTGGTCTTAATTTTCGCGGCAATAGGCCCGGGGTCATCACCAGCACCGGGTTTGCGGCATCCCATGCCGTTGCGGGCACAAAGCCTGCTGCCAAGGCAGCTTTCAGGGCCTTGCGGCCCTGCGGCTGTACCCAAACACAGCGCAATCCCATACCGCCAAAGGCCAGCTCAAACAGCTTCCTCAACGTGGCGGGGGTGGCCCACTTGCCTTGCTCCTTGGCCGCACACACCACATCAAAAAAGGCCACACCGTCCTCTGCGGGGCCAAATACATACGCTGCACACACCTCACTGCCTTTCATCTGCCCATATACACTTGCCCTGGCAAAATAAGGCACCGCATCGCTGTAACGCGGCGGCACCTGAGGGAATCCCCGCGCCACCATCAACCGATACACCTCCGGCCAGTGCCCACACTGCAATCTTTCCACCTGCATTGCCTTAGGCCTTAATCATGTAATTCAGCAACATGTAGGGTGGCATCACATCCAGGTTGCTAATACCGTGGCTGTGGCCGCCACCGCCACCGGCATTTTTCGTCACCACACGGCTGCCGCTGGTGCCCGTGTCATGGCTCAGGGCTGTGCCGCTGGGGTTGTTGGCAGCTGCGCCATACACAGCATTCGCGTCATGGCTGTGGGCCGGTATATCGGCAATCGTCAGCGTATAACTGTCGGTGCTGCCACTCTTCATCTGGCTGCCACCGCTACCACCAAGGGTGTTGGCTGCGCTCAGGCGTCCGGCGTCGGTGCCGTTCATGTTGTCCAGCCCGAACACACTCCGCCCCCGCAAATCCGGCACATTAAAGGTGGTGCTGCCGTTGCCTGCGCCATAGCCTGTGCCAATCGCGGCAAACAGGTCGGCATAAAGGGCCCGGCTCACGGCCTGCCCGGCGCACAGCAACCAACCGGCAGGTGCCGCAACCCCGGCAAAGGGCATCACGGCGCCTGCGGGCACCAGCTTCTCCACGGCATCTGTTGCCAAAGCATTCATGCCCACACTTGCATAAGCATGGCCTACCACCCCGGCTTCGGTTACCGCCGCCACCGTGCTGCCGTCACGCAGCACCAGCAGGTCACCGTCCACACCTTTCAGTTCATAGGTAACAAATCCGGTTGGCACCTTAATCCCATCAAACCGCCGTGGCGTATTTCCACGCGCGCCCCCGGTCAACGGGCCATAGGCAATCTGCGTCGGCGCTTCGCCAATCACGCCCACATATCCGTTGGCATCCAGCAGGTCCACACACACCAGCGTCGTCAAGCCGTCGGCAAAGCTCACATCGGCCAGGTCACCCACATACTCCACCGCGTCCAATGTCAACTTCACACGGCGGTTCGCCTGGTAAATCCCGCGCCAGTCGCCCGCCATGGTCAAGGTGTTGTCATCCACACGTGCCATGGTGCCGGGGCTTACGTGCACAATCCACTCATCTAACGCTCCGGCCACACTGGCTTTGAGCGTTCCATCCGCATTCAGGCTCACCTCCAGGCGCTCCTGAATACTCGCCCGCGCGCCCTTGGCCACATCCAGTTGGTTCAGGGCATCAATCATATAATTCAGGTCACCATCCACCTTGGCGCTGCTAATGGCGCGCTTGGGGGTGGCGGTGGCGTCGTCCTGATACTTCGTCCGGTTGGCCAGCCCACTGGCTCCCGCATAAGCCCCGGCGGGGCGCTGATATTTCATCGTCATCTCTCGGCAATCCCATAAAGTTTAAGTCCAAAAACCGTAAACGGCCCGTTGGTTGTCCGGCTTTCCAGTGCATAGGCATAAGCGTCGGCCACCACGTGGTCGCGCACCAGCGGCAGGCTGGTGTCTCCTGCGTCCCACAGGCCTTCATCCCAGTGGGTGCCCTCCCAATAGGTCGCTTCCGCCGGGCTCACCAGCGCCATCACCTGCGGGTTGGCGTCGTCATAGTCGCGGTAGCGCCGCAGCGTAAAGGCCACATCCGCCTTGCGCTTCACCAGCACTTCCACATACTTGCTCGCCCAGCGGCGGCGGTTGCCGGGGTTCACCCAGGGCATCCACCACAGGGTGGTCAACGGCTCACCCGCATCACTCCATACCGTCGTATCGTAACGGTAAAGCTGGCCACCCTTGGCCATGTAAAGCTCCCCATCGGGCGCCGAATGGCTGGCGGTCACACCCTCAAACACACCATCAAATATACTCCAGCCCTGCCCGAATGCCCCAATCTGCCACACCAGCGTTACGTCATCCAACGCCAGGCCAAACCATCCCTGGCCATCATGACGCATAGCCACCACCCGCTTATATTTCGCGGCATCGGCCATCACTGCCGCCACCTTTTCAGTCAGCGTCGGGTCCAGCTCACTGCCCACATCACTCACGTCCAACTGCTCCGTGCGTAAGGTGCGGCTTAACGTGCGCGCACCCTGGCGGCTTACAAACAGCAGGTCATTCGGCAGCTCCAGCACGGCATTGCCATGCACTGCCCCCAGCGGCACGGTTTTGGCCCAGGCCAAATCGCCTTCTGCTGACGGGTCGGTGCCCGTCCAAATTTGCAAATGGTTTCGCCCCACAAATACGGTCATGCCATCTTTCACACTCATCGCCAGCAGCTCATCGGCCACACCGGCTTTATCGGCCAGGTTCAGGCTGGGTATGGCACCGGTTTCCGGGTCAGGCCAGGCGGTATAATCATTCACACCATGCGTATAAAACACCCGCAAACGGTCAACCTCACCACTCAATACCGCGCTCAACGGCCCTGTCCCAAACCCCCACAGCCGGTCATGCGCCACCACCAGTGCGGCCACGCGCGGAGGCTTCACCGCAAAGGCCACCGCACTCAGTGTCGCATCCAAAACCGCCGCATCCAGCGTCACGGTCACCACATCCCCACTTTGGCTGACCGCACTTACACCCGCACTCACCTCCCCACTGGCCAAGGTGGCCTGTACCGCCGTTCCCACAGCATACAGCTCGGGCGTGCTTTCAATCGTAAATTGCGTCGCACTCACAAAGGCCAACCCCGCTGCGGCATCGGTCACAAAACGCTGCACCACGCTCCATGCGCTGCCATCCCAGGCCAACACGTCATTCACGCCATTGCACAGCAGCAGCTTGCCATCAAAGGTCACGGTGCGCACTACTGCCGTTCCATCCAACCCGCTCCATACTACGCTCCAGGCGTCGTCTTCCCGCACATAAATCTTCCCCGCATCACTCGCCACCAGCAGCTGCATGCCGCTTCCGGCCACAAAGCTCATCACCGCGGTTAGGGTTTCGCCTTCTAACGCATCACCAATGCTCACCACACCATTCCGTTTACTGCCTGCGCCATCGGCGCTCACCAGCATATTGCGCACTTCGCGCCCCCAGGTGGCGGGCATGCTCAAGGGGCTGCGTGCGCTGCTCATCATGCCCTTCGGGAACGGCACCACCGCCGTGGCCAAATCTCGCTTCATGGCTCGCTCTCCTTGTTGTCTGTCATTCCGGCCCTAGGCCACATCAAACGGCTTTACCCGCAGGTTCGGCACATGGTGCAACAGGCCTGCTTTCACACGGCTTTTGGCTTCCAGCCACTGGCGCTGAAACACCTGCACCTCCGCACTGCCGCCAAACCCGCGCTCAAACAGCGCACTCCACACCAACCCGCCCCACACCAGCGCGTAGTGGTGTTCGCGGGGTAAAAACAGCGAGGCCTCCGCCCCGCCTTCCACCACATCCAGCACCAACGGCACATACAACACCGCCAACGGCACCCCGGCTTTCACCGGCCGCAGCCGCACTCCGGTTGCCGTCACTTCATAGCCCGGCACGGTGGTTCCTTCGCCGGTCAGCTCGCGGGCCATCACCTGGTGGGGTGCCAGGGGTTCCAGCATGCGCGCGGCCGCCTTGTCCACCACCATCAGCACACGGTAGGCCCCTGCCCCCAGCGCCAAGTCCCCGGCTGCATTGGTTTCGCCTTCCATCCTCACCTGCAACCAGGGCGGAACATACGCCACAATCTCATCCATCAGCTCATGGTAGGCCGCATTCAACCAGCCCAGGGCCTTGGCCTGCACTTCGCCGTCGCCTGCCGTCTGGTGGCTCAACTCCACAATCCGGTCACGTATTTCGTTGACATTCATACCCAAAACTCTCTATGTATACTTATCTGAAACAGTCCATTCAGGAGGCTCCCATGGACACCCCGTTTAAAAACCTGGCCCTTGCCTTCTTGGCAGGCCTGGTCATCGCAATTCTGTTCACCAACCTGCCCCTCGCACCCATCTGGGGCATCCTCATCGCCATGGCCACATTCATCGGGCTGGCCAACTGGCTTTTTCCGTCTTTCGCCTTCCATCTCGCCTCTTCCCCCGCCCAGGTTGGCTCCAAGAAAGCGATCATGCTGCTCTCTTCCCTGTGTGGCACGCTGGTCGTGATCAACGTCCTTTTGACCGACTGGGTCGTTGCGCCGCACCTGGCCTATGTCTGGGTCAGTTATTTCGTCGCCATCTTCCTCGGCGCCGTAATAAACACTTTCGTTCAGATTATCTACCACTGAGAATATCCCAGAGGAAGAACAGGAGGGGCCAACCGGCCCCTCCTCACTTCTTATTTAGTCAGCCACCGCCGCATTAAACAAGTTCACAACCCCATGATCCACGTTGTTGAAAACAAGTTTCGACACACCGCGAATCTCATCAATCGCAAACCCGTTCTGGTGGCCATAGTCGTCGGCATCTTCCTTATAGTTGGTGCGCTTGCCCCAGGCCACCGCCAGCGCTTGGGCGCCGCACAGCACGTTGTGGGCCACATCAATGCTGCCTGCACCGGCATCCGCAACCAGCGGCATCTCGGTTTCGTAAATCATTACGCCATCCCACATGCCCTTATAGCGCTGGCCATGCACCAAAACGCTGTCACCCATCTTGGTCGGAATATACGTATTCAGCGCCTTAAAGT